TCTCGCCGCAGAAAGCGATGCACATGAGCGCCGTATGGGCTGCCGTGCGCCTGATTTCGGAGACAGTGGCAACGCTGCCGCTGCACGTCTACCGGAGCGGCGACGTGGTGGGCCAGCGAGCCGACGCGAATCCGGTATCGCACATGCTGATGAACCCAAGTCCGATGCTCTGCGGAATGCAGTTCCGCGAGATGCTGACGGCGCACGTGCTGCTTTGGGGCAATGCCTACGCAGCCATCATCCGCAACGGCGCGGGGCAGGCGGTGGAGCTGGTCCCCGTGTTGCCGCAGTTCGTCCGCGTCAGCATCACCCGGCGGCGCAAGCTGGTCTATGACGTGGTGCTTCCTGGAAGTAATCTCCCTATCCGGCTGAATCAGGCCGACGTGCTGCACGTGTGTGGCCTGAGCTTCGACGGCATCAAGGGCTTGAGCGTGGTGCGCCATGCGGCGCAGTCGATTGGCCTTGGCTTGGCTGCCGAGGATTATGGCGCGACGTTCTTTGGCAACGCCAGCCAGCCAGCGGGCTATATCAGCGTGCCCGAGAAGCTGACCAAGGAGCAAGCGCAGGTTCTGCGCGAGCAATGGCAGTCGATCTACGGCGGCACGTCCAACTCGCACAAGACCGCCGTGATTCCCGGCGGCGGCACGTTCAACAAGATCACGATCCCGAACAACGAGGCGCAGTTCCTCGAATCGCGCAAGTTCCAGATCACCGACATTGCCCGATGGTTCCGCGTCCCTCCGCACATGATCGGCGACCTTGACCGGGCGACGTTCTCGAACATCGAACACCAGTCGCTTGAGTTCGTGCAGCACACGATCCGTCCTTGGCTGGTGCGCTGGGAGCAGGAGCTAAATCGCAAGCTGTTCCCGCCCGTCCCGGTGTCGCTTGGCGCTGGCGATGAGATCGAGGAAGGCCCGTCACCGTACTACGCAGAGTTCAACGTCGATGGATTGCTGCGTGGCGACCTCAAGGCGCGTTCGGACTACTACGTACGCGCTCGGCAATGGGGCTGGCTGTCGGTCAACGAGATCAGGCGCAAAGAGAACATGCCGCCTGTTGATGGTGGCGATGAGTACCTTTCGCCACTGAACATGCAGGCGCTGAATACGCCGGAGGATGCCCCATGAAGACCGAAATCGAAAAGCGGATGCACGTCGCTGAGCTTCGGGTCGAACGATCCGAGACGGAGGCCCCGAAAATCCGAGGCTATGCGGCGGTGTTCGACTCACTCTCCGAAGACCTCGGCGGGTTCACCGAGCGCATCAACGCAGGCGCGTTCGCCGAGGCGATCCGCCGTGATGACGTGCGGGCGCTGATTAACCACGACCCGAACCTTGTCCTCGGCCGCAATCGCTCGGGCACGCTGACGATGCGCGAGGATGGCAGTGGCTTGGCCGTCGAGATCACGCCGCCCGACACGCAGGCCGCCCGTGACTTGCTCGCACTCATGGAGCGCGGCGACGTTTCGCAAATGTCGTTTGCGTTCACTGTCTCGAAAGAGGATCAGTCATGGGAACGCAGCGGCGAAGGCCCGTGGATTCGCACGATTCGCCGAGTAGCGCGACTGTTCGACGTGTCTGTCGTGACCTACCCGGCCTATCCGTCAACGTCCGCAGCGATGCGGGCACTGGAGCAATACCAGCAGGAGGCGTCCGCGCCACAAGCCCATGCGTCCGAGGCTCGCGCCCGGCTACTGGGCTTGCTGGAGATTGATCCGGTGAAGTGAACCTCACTGCCCTCGCAACCTTGGAGATACCGAAATGAGCACCAAGCTGAATCAACTCCGCGAACTGCGGAACCACGCTGTAAAGTCCATGCGCGACCTGCACGACGCTGCCGAAAAGGAGAGCCGTGGATTCACCGCCGACGAACAGCAGAACTTCGACAACGCCCGCGCCAAGATCGACGACATCGAAGCGCGCATGGAGCGTGAAAGCGCCCTCAATGATGCCGAGTGGCGCAGCGCAAAGTTCGTGGAAGGCACGCACGAGGACCGTGACGCGCAGGTCACGGGCAGCCGCTCGGGCGACGAGCACAGCAAGGCGTTCCGCAGCTACCTTGTCGGCGGGCAGGCTGGTCTTTCGGCCAGCGACCACAAGCTGCTGTCCGAAAAGCGCGACCTGTCCCTGACCGGCGCGGCTGGCGGCTTCACCGTCCCGACGGGGTTTCTTGCCACGCTTATCGAAGCGCAGCGTTCGGTCGGTGGCTTCCTCCAGGACGGCGTTTCGACCATCCTCGAGACCGACTCGGGCAACCCGATGCCGGTGCCGCTGGAAGATGACACCGCCAACGCCGCCACCATTGTGGCGGAAGGTGCATCGCTCACCGCATCGGTGAATCCGGTGTTCTCGCAGCTCACCCTCGGCGCGTTCACGTACCGCTCGCTGGTGCGCGTCTCGCTGGAGCTGTTGCAGGATTCGGCCTTCGACATCGAAGCGTATATCGCCAGCAAGCTGGGCGTCCGCTTGGCGCGTGGCTTCAACGCCCACGCTTCGACCGGCACCGGCACCGGCCAGCCGCAAGGGCTGTTCAACGCCACTGTCGGCGCTCCCATCGGCGTGACCGCGCCGGCCGGGCAGTCCACCACGTGGTCATACCAGTCGCTGGTCAACATCGAGCATTCGGTCGATCCTGACTACCGTGCGAATGCTAAGTGGATGTTCAACGACGCGGTGTTGCAGGCGCTGAAGAACCAGCTTGACAGCACCGGCCGGCCGATCTGGATGCCGGACTACGCCGTTGCGGCTGCGGTTTCGGGCGTCAACAGCGGTCGTGCGCCGTTCCCCGGCCGCATCCTCGGCTATGAGTACGTCATCAATCAGGATGCTCCGGTTCCTGCCGCGAACGCCCGCTCGATTGCCTTCGGCGACCTTTCGACCTACATGGTGCGCCGCATCCGCAACATGATGCTGGTGCGTGCGGATCAGCGGTTCATCGACCAGGGTCAGATCGGTTTCTACGTGTTCGCCCGCATGGATGGGCGCTACGCCAATCCGACGGCGGTCGCTGCCCGCGCCCCGATCCGCCTCGGCCAGAACTCCGCAACCTAACCGGATGAGGCCCCGGCTTTCGGGTCGGGGCCTCGCAGGAGCGCGACGATGAGCAAGTCAAAGAGTTCCGAGACGGTCGAGGTGCGCGTGCTGCGTGACTGCATCTATGGCCTGTGGGGTGAGGTGGCCGAGATTCCGCGTGACCTCGTGGCGACGGCGGAAGCGGATGGCATGGTGGACAGCAGCGCCGAAGCCGTGGCCTACGCGAAGCAGCAATGAGGATCATCACTCCACCCGCTATCGAGCCGATTACCCTGGCGAATGCGAGGCTGCATTTGCGGGTGACGCACACCGACGAAGATTCGCTGATTGCCAGCCTGATCGGCGTGGCGCGGACGGATGCCGAGAACGAGTTGCAGCGGAGCATCATCACGCAGACCCGCGAGATCGCACGCGACCGATTCCCGGACGCCATTGAGCTACCGTTCGGCCCGGTGTCCAGCGTTGTCAGCATCCGATTCGATGACGTGGGCGGCGCGGAGCAGCTTCTTGACCCGGCCACCTACCGCGTGGACACATACCGCCTGACAGGCTGGGTGGTGCCCGCTGCGGGCTTCTCGTGGCCGGCGACACGCAACCACGTCAATGCCGTGCGCGTGCGCTACGTGGCCGGCTACGGCCCACTGATAGCCGATGTTCCGCTTCCCATCCGGCATTGGATTCTGATCCGGTTGGCGCAGTTGTTTGAGCACCGCGAGCAGGTTGTCGTGGGCGCGACGGTGGCGACCGTGCCCTACGTGGATCGGCTTCTCGATCCCTACCGCGTGCCGAGCGTCTGATGCGCGCCGGGAAGTTCCGCCACCGAGTGCGGCTGGAGCAGATGCAGGCGTCCCGTGATGCGGTGACGGGCGATGTTGTCGAAGTATGGGCGGTCTATGCCGACCGCGTGCCGGCCGAGGTTGTGCCGCTCTCGGGGCGCGAGTTCATTCAATCAGGCGCTGAGCAGTCGGAGTTGTCGGCGCGGGCGACGATCCGCATGGACGCCGGCATCCACACTGCGATGCGGCTGATTCATGAGGGCAGGCCCTACCGCATCACCGCCGTCTTGCCAGACCCGACATTTCGCCGCCATGCTACACTGATGCTGGCGACGGGGGTAAATGATGGCCGTTAAGACCACGGTTCAGATGGAGGGCTTGGGCGAGCTACTGCGCCGCATGGAAGCCTTGCCCCGCGAGATCACCGGCCGCAATGGTGGGCCGATCCGTCGCGCTCTCGGCCGCGCTGCCCGGACGGTTCGTGATGAGGTGCGAAAGAGCGCGCCCGTCCGCACCGGCAACCTCCGCGACAACATCATTGCCGCCCGCGTCCGCGATGATCGCCCCCCCGGCGTGGCCGAGCGGTTCGTCGTTTCGGTGCGCGGCAAGCGCAAGCGGTACGCCAGCACTGGAGCCAACCGCCGAGCCGGGCGAGTGGGCAAGACCTATCAAGTGGACGGAACCGCCTACTACTGGAAGTTCGTCGAGTTCGGCACGGCCAAGCGAGCCGCGACGCCGTTCATCGGCCCGGCATTCGCGGCGAGCGCGGGTAACGCGCTGCGCGAGTTCGAGGTCGCGCTCGGCAAGGACTTGGATAGACTTGTGCGCAAGCTGGGGGGCAAATGATCCCGAACATCTACCCGCTGCTGAACGTGCCCGGCGTCCGGGCTGTTGCGCCAGATGGTGTGGCGAACGTCCGCCTTTACTCGTTTGGCGAAGCACCGGCGGACACGCCCATGCCCTACGGTGTGTGGCAGTTCCCGAGCGGCACGCCGCTGAACCAGCTTGCAGGCGTTCCGCAAGTCGATCAGGTTCGCGTGCAGATCGACGTCTACGGGCAGACGCCCGCGCAATCCCGACAGCTCGCGTTGGCTGTCCGCAATGCACTGGAGCCATCGGCGCATTGCTTCCTGTACATGGACATGGGCCGCGACCCAGACACGGATGCTTGTCGCATCACCGCCTCCTTTGACCTTTGGGCCACGCGCCCGTAACCGGAGAACATCATGCCTGCGATCAGAACCCAAGGCACGCAGCTCTACACCGTGAGCGGCCCCACTGTCGTCACCGAGATCGGCCAGATCGTCAGTATCGGCGGATTGGGCGGCGCTCGTGACCAGATCGACACCACCGTGCTGACCGATGCGGAGCGCACCTTCCTCGGCGGCTTCGCCAACCCCGGCCCGATCACGCTTGAACTGGTGTTCGATCCGGTGGTGGTCAACCATCAGCTGCTGAATACGCTGTTTGCGAACGGCGGCATCGTGCCGTGGATGATCGCCGCGAGCGACGGCACGGCAGCCCCGACAGCGACGGCGGGGCAGTTTGTCGCGCTCGCCACGCGCAGCAACTGGCGCTTCATCGGCTACGTCGCCGACGTGAACCTCGACTTCTCGACGAACGAGGTGATTCGCGGCACGGTCACGATCCAGCGTTCGGGTGCTGTCACCACCACTGCGAGGGCGTGATATGGACTTTCGTGGCTTCGTGGAATCGGGCATGGCGACCCGCAAGCCGATCAAGCGGCAGTTTGAGTTCTCCGGCCAGGAGATTGAGGGCTACTTCCTCGACCTCCCCGCGCTGCATGTTCGTGAGCTTTTGCGGTCGGAATCGGATGATCGTGACGCGCACTTTCTGGCGGCTGTCGTTTCTGACGAAGCCGGGAACCCTCTTCTGACGCTGGATCAGGCGAAGTCGCTACGGCCTCGGCAGATGAATGCGCTGATCGCGCAGGCGCTTGGGGCGCTTGGGCTTGGCGAGGAAGGCCGTGCCGAAACAAAAAAGCCCTGAGGTCGGACCCGGAGCTTCGGCTTTGGCATGACCTCGCGCTAGCCCTCGGTGGCCGAACCGTTGCCGAGTGGCAGGCGGCGATGAGTACCAGTGAGTTCGCATCGTGGGTGGCGTATGTGCGGGAGAATGGGCCGCTGGACATGCAGCGGCGATACGATGAGCCGGCGGCGATGATCGCGCACACGGTGGCGGCGGCGAACGGATCACGTGCCAAGGTGGAGGATTTCCTGCGCTACGCGCCGCAGTCGAACCTGTCCGATTTAGACCAGTCCATCGCAAAGATACTGAGGGCGAAATGAGCGCAAGGCTGGGCACACTGACGGTTGACCTTCTGGCGAAAGTCGGCAGCTTCGTCACAGACATGAAGCGTGCCGAAAAGACCGCCAAGACCACGGGCGGTCGCATCCGCGATGCGATGAAGGGGGTTGGCCCGAGCGTTGCGGCTGGGCTTGCGACGGCTTCGGCGGCTGCGGCGGCGGCTGGCGCGATGATCGCATCGGTGATCAAAGAAGCGGATCAGATGGAGATGCTGTCGCAGAAAATCGGCATCAGCACCGAGGCCATTTCGCGGCTTGGGCTGGCGGCGAAGCTCTCTGACGTCAGTATGCAGGATTTGCAGCAGGGCCTTGCTCGACTCGCGCGCGCGCAGGATGAGGCCGCGAAGGGCAGCGGCGCGATGGCCGACCTGTTCCGGGTTCTTGAAATCGACGCCACCAATGCAGACAAGTCGCTGCGAGGCAGCGAAGCCGTCATGCGCGACTTGGCCGACGTATTCCAGTCGCTGCCAGAAGGCCCGGAGAGGGCGGCGCTTGCGCTACAAGTCTTCGGCAGGGCCGGCGTCAACTTGATTCCGATGTTGATGGACGGCTCGGCAGGGCTTGCTGCGTTCGCAGAACAATCGGATCGCATCGGCCACACACTGACGAATGAGGCTGGCGCAGCGGCGGAGCAGTTCGGCGACAATATGCTCTTGGCGAACGAGTACGTTCGCGGGCTTGCACGTGCCGTGGCGATTGAGCTGCTGCCCGACCTGCTGCAATTGACCGATGGATTCGGCAACACCGACAGCAAGGCAAAGGAGCTGGCTGAGACGGTGCGCGGGCTGGTGGGGTTCTTGGGCGGTGTGGCGGATGTCGCTAGTATCGTCAAAGCCGCAGTTGAGGGGGTGGTGTTTGCATCGATCCAGCTATTCAACAGCTTCCAGGCATTGGGCAGTTTGGCCGATCCGTTCGGCCCGATTCGGCAAGCCTTTGGCGGCGAGTCGAACGTAGAAAGGGCGCGGCGGAATCTAAGGGAGGCCCAAGCTGCCGGCGGAATGGCTGGGGATTCGTTTGGTCGAGCGGGCGCAATCATCCATGGCACGGATGTTCGCCACGTCGCCCCGCCCGCCGTCGAGTTCATCACGCCGGACAACCTCAACGACCCGCGCAATCGCGTGCCCACTGGCCCGGGCCGTGATCCTGAGGACTTGCTCCGTAGGCTCGCAGAGTTTCGGGCCGAGGCCGAGAAAGCCGCAGCCGCAGCCAAGGCGCAAGCCGATGCAACGCGGGCTGCCGCGCTGGCCGACCGCGAGCGTGCGCAGGCGCTCAAGGATTCGGACGCGGCTGCGGATTCGATGCGCCAAGCGCAGGCGGACTTCACGGCCGCATTGCAGGACTATCAGGCAACGCTGGACGGCCCGCTGGCGCAGTCGGAGCTGCAATGGAAGCGCCGGCAAGATGCGTACAGGGAGATGCAAAAAAAAGGGATCATCACACTTGACCAGCTCAATGCTGCGCTCGCCGTGACCACGGTGCTACGTCGGCGTGATTCGGAGGCCATCACCGGCCAACTGTCTCCGGCGCAGGAAATGATCGCCGGCCTCGAAGAAGAGCTGCGGCTACTCGGCTTGTCGAACGAGCAGCGCATGGTTGCCAACGCGCTCCGTCATGCTGGCGTCGATGCCGCAAGCGCGGATGGTGAGCGGATCAGTGAGAACATCCGGCTGCTTGAAGAAGGGCTCGAGCGCATCCGTTTTGACGACGACATCCGCCGAGGCTTCGAGGATACCTTCGCCAGCATCATCGACGGGTCGAAATCGGCCAAGGACGCACTGGCCGACCTGGGCAGCTACATCACGTCGCTCATCGCGCAGCGGCTTTCCGAGCAGCTGGTCGACTCGCTGTTCGGCAAGCCGGGCACGCCGCTCGGCGGTGGCGGCGGTGGCGGCATCGGTGGCTTGCTGTCTGGCGCGCTCGGCGCGCTGTTCGGCGGCGGACGGGCGGCGGGCGGATGGGTCGGGG